ATATCGAGGAATCCCGGAATCTCCACCTTCAGCTTGCCAGTCAGCTTCGGGAACGTGAGCAACCTCATGTTGTTGTCACGATCCGTCGACGAGTGACAGTTGAAGATAGTATTGCAGGGAAGATCACGGAATGCACGAACGATCTCACGCATGTGACTCCCCGACTTTCCGTATCCCCTCATGTCCGGGATGTCGGGATCGATCTTGTCATTGGTGCGTGCGAACAGTTTCATGACCTCAGATAGATCGAGCGATTGAAGCTCCGACAACGTATCGATACCAATTGTACCGTATGGGAATTTCTTTCCATCCGATGGAATCGAGTTGAAGAGCATCTTGTACGCATCGACCAACTGCTTGACTGAACGAACCTGCACGACATCGATATCCTTACGGTTTCGCAGTGTAGCGATACCACCATCGATGTCAAGAATGCACAGTGGTGCAGTCAGCTTGTGATCCTGTGCAGTCCCTAGCAAGTGCGTCTTGCCAACCCCTGGCTCGCCGTACTGCATCATATTGAGCCAGTGGATCGACTCGGCAGGGGGCTTCGCACCCAACTTCTCGCGTAGCTCTGCGGTAGTTATGATTCACCCCCTTCCTCATCAGATACATCTTTGCGTTCCCACTCGGGAAAGTACGTATCGATCGTCTGATACATATCTCCCCGATTGTGATAGCCCTCGCCATGCGCAACTAGTTCACCGTTGTCTGCGACCAGGCGGAAGTACCACTGCCCGTCATGTTTGGAACGGAATGTCTCAAGCACTCTCGTCATTTCGCTCCTCCAACATCTTGTTGATGGCCTCCTCCATTAGCTCGCTCGCCGTCTTATTTGAGCGGTGCCCAACAAGATGCACCGGTACACCGTATGCCTTCTCCACATTGGCAGCGAATCGCTTGATCAATTCTGTTCCTACATCACGAATGAATAGAGTCTTCGGGTATGCATACTGCGCACGATATCCACTCTCGCACACGAGTACCGTACCCCAAAGGTAGACCTCACCCCAGATGTTACTGGTCGACTTGAGATCATCGTGAGAAGGGGAGTCGAATGCGTAGATACCACACATGCACTCAACTTCGGGCGCGTCGTGCCATGAGAAGATATTCCCGTTGCACGTGGCGACCATCGGCTCGTACGGATTCCACAGAAGACCATTGCGTGAGATCAACGACGGATCGTAGATGTCGTCCTTCGCGAGTACATCGAAGTCTCGATAGCCCACGTATGGCTCGATAACCGTACCGCCATTGAGCAATTGTGGTTCCGGCATATCCCCAATGTCGAACTCAGACACCAATGGCGATAGATTGAGAGTACCAACTCCACTAAGTGGATTGATTGGATTACCGTATACGTTTCGAATCTGCATCCGTGCAGAAGAGAACTCCAGAATTTCGAACTGCCACTCCTTCATGTATCCGCGATTTGTGATGTCATACTTCAGTAGTACAGCCGAACCTTGATGTAGGGCACTAATGATACGAACAAGCTCGTTGTGCACCTTATTACTTGGACGTCTCGCGTGCTCGGAGAACACAAACACCCATATGATGTCACCATTAGGTTCCTTGGTCTCCGACAAGCTGAGTGCACCACGATTGCGTACACACTCTTCGTATAGCTTTACTCCCGGACTGTTTGGGCCAGTCATCATCGCCATGTCTATGCGGGAACCTTCTCCGGCTTCTTCTCGGGCACTGGTGTGGGAGACTCAGTCGGCTTGGACGGAACAGGATTCTCGACGGGTTCGACCGTCGTCTTCTTGATCGGATCGCCTACCTGTGACATAACTCTCTCCTATCGATCTCTGTTTGTTTCAAAGCCATCGGCAAGCATGCCTTGCCAATCACTACCGTCGTCGGCTGCGATACAAGGCGCACGGAATGCACAGTTGAGACACATCCAGTTGCCGGTCGGGTTGGGATAGATCGGCAAGTCCGCGTCTAGCATCTCTCTCGCTTGCTGTCTCAACTGTGTACCACACGCTTCTATCTCATACTTGTTCCGCGTGACGAGATCACGTTGTACGAATAGCGAGTCGCCGGTCTCAAGCAGATAGGTGTAGTACTCCCGCGCCTTCGGTGTCTGGGTGAACCACTCCTGCAACACCGTGTCTGACTTGAGTGCAGCTTCGAATAGCTCGGCGGTGGTACCCTCGTTCTTTCTATCAACCGACAGAGCTTTGCCTTGGTATGTTCGTGTAGGCTCTGTTGGATAGTTCTTGCGCAGTCCCGTGTACAACACACGGTTGACTACTCCCCCCGACCATGGTAAGTCTTCCGTTTGTGACTCCATGATCGTCGCCCACAGATACGTTGTGCACTGTGGGTCTTTGTCCAGCTTGCGGAAGTAGTCCTCACCAATGACAGCGGCAGTCTTGTGATCGTTGATCCCATACTTGTCGTACTCGGGATAGTAGATCACAGCATCGCGCTTGCCTCGTGCGTGTACCTCTAGCTTCTTCCCGTAGTTCGGTGACTCCTCACGGAGATCGACTGTTTCGAACCCAAGTGGCACAGAGAATGTGGACTCTGCGGCTACCGTGACAAAATCGTCGTTCTTCTTCGCCCACTCACGATAGAACTCCATCATGCCGACACCTAGCGCCTTGTGCAGCATGAACTCCTCTTCGACAACCTCCACATTGGGCAGCATCTCACGTAGACCACGTATCCGATACGCCTGTTGTACATTGCTTGCTACCATTGGCATAGAGGACATATCGATACCATCCGTAACGTGACCCTTTATCTTCTGCGGATGGATGTCATACGTGAGGTCGAGCCAGTCCTCACCGACGATACCACCGTTCCACTGCAATTCGAACCATGTTAGGAACGACTCAAGCGGATCGTGCTGGAGGATGGGATCGTAGTACTTCTCCAGAGCATAGTGAATTCCTGTGCCGAACCAAAGTTCCATCTTCACCCCTGCGATATCGACACGACGACGCAGGTTGTTTCTCGCCGGACTCGTCCAATCCCAATAGCGACGACACCGCATGTAATTCGACACGTCGCTTGCATGGATCGGAATGATCTCATGCTTGTGCGGGATCGACGGGGGTCGGCTGACCACCTTCGTTGTACCCATTCGAGTGCTCTCACTCTCCGTAAAGGAAGGGCCGAGGCTATCACACCCCGGCCCGGAAGTCAAGGGCCAGTGCAGCCCCTGCACATTCTGAAACCGTTTGGTAACTGACCGGCATAGCGGACGAGGCAACAGTCAGATCGTACAGTCTCTGCCTCAACCGACTTCGCTTTTACGAATGTACGTCTCGGCATCGGAGCCAACTTCCCCTGCTCTCGAAGCTCAGCAAAGATTCGCTTTCGACGTTCGTTGGATTTCTTACCCATCCTTGTACTTGCTCACGATCTTGAACTTGGACAATGTTGTGCCAAACTTGACTGACTGAAGCTCTAGCTTCTGGAGTGTCTTGAGCATCTTGTTGAACGCGAGAGTCGCAGCCGCAGAATGAACCCCTAGGCTTACGATTATCTTCGATGTGTGACGTGCTTGATACTTGTACATCTTGCGGCTCATACGTCAGAGCCTCCGATCCGCTTATGTTCGTCCGCATCGGAGCGTGAGTATGCATAGCGCAGTCCTGCGAGTACATCTTCGTACCTCTTGGCTGATTGTTTCCTTCGTTCCATCCTCTCAACCAACTTCCACATTTGCAGTTTGTGGATCTTCTTGCTCATCCGAACACCAGACCGACGAGGATACCGAATAGGAACCCAACTATAAACAGTGCAACTAGTAACGTGGCAGCGAGGATGACAAATGCTCTGAAGTTACGTCTATCTGCCTCATTGTTCGTCGTTACCAATTCCATCATATCGTCTAGCTCTTCTCCTGAGAACCCTGTTGGCGTATTGCTTGACATCGGATACAGTATCCTTCCTTGTTGAAACCTGCAACACCCTCATATCTACGACAACCCTTACAACGTTGTCTCTTCCACTGTGTTCTACGCTTAGACATCACGAGCCTCACGGCATCGCTTCACGCAGCGGAACAACCCCGCGCACGTCCGCCACTCGCGGCCACATATCCAGCAGCGAAGCAGGTCATTCATCACGCGCACCCCGCAATTAGGAGTCCGAACAGCGTTCCGAGCATGAACCCCAACACCAACGGGTGAAGGAATGCCCAGACGGTAGCGGCGCGGTCAGCCACGCGGGTCACTGGTCTGTCTCCCCGAGCGCGGCTCGGGAGCCGGTCAGAACCTCGCGTGCTCTGTAGAGGGGATGCCCGTCACTGGTCGGGTATTCGTCCGTCTCTTCGTAGTCCTCCACAAGGTCGCGCAGCGCCTCGGTGAGTTCCTGGTTGCGATCAAGGAGGATCTGTTCGCGCTCGTGCGCTAGACCCAGCCCACGACTTCGCGCGTCGCGCTCCTCGGTGAGTTCACGATTGCGTGCCTCCGCAGCCTCCGCACGCAGCCTCCATCCATCTCCCGCCAACCGCGCCCAGCTACGTTCTTGTTCGGCCTGCACCACACGCTCGCGCCACGCATCGCGGAACCCGGCAAGGTCGTCCACCAGCGCGAGCCGGGTCTCCACACCATCCAGGGCGGCGCGGATCTCCCGTTCCCACTGATCCACTTCGTCGTCCTGGGGCGTGCGGTTGACGATCCAACCGACTAGGCGTCGGATGGTGGCGATCTCAGTCGACAAAGATTTGATTGAACCACTTGCCCTTGATATCGAGCTTTGACTTGATGTATGCATCGATTGTACCCCTTGCGTTGATGTAGATAACTTCGACTGCATTCTTCTGGCCTGGTCGATAGACTCTACCGATTGCCTGCATCATCTGTGCAGGAGACCATGCGCGGTCGAGGAAGATGAGGTACTGCGCACAGGTGAGATTGATTGACTCTCCACCGAGTGCGAGCGTAGAAAGAAACACCTTGTTATGAGGCAGGCGGAATTCATGACTCCACTTGCGATAGCGCATGTCCTCACTGTCTGCTTGCTGCATGTGCACGTAGTCGATACGAGCCTTGTCCAGTCGCACCTTCAGCAAGTCGAGTGGCCCTCTAAAGTTGGAGAAGACAACCACCTTCTGCTCTGGATCGTCAAGCTCTTTGAATATTTCCATTACGACATCGAGCTTGCCAGATGGCTCAGTCAGTGTAACATCAGTAACAACACGATTGACGTTACTGTCGAAACGACGCTGCTCAACAAGAGGAGTTGCCACGCAGATTTGCCGTAGCCTGTTGAACTGGGATACCACGTTAGGGGAAGCGAGCGTTGCTCCTGCTGCATCAAGCGTTTGTAGTGTCGCTTTGATTTCTGCATACATCCTCTTTTGTTCACCGTTGAGATCAATCTCATGCACACTCTCGATTGGCTTGTCGATACCCTTGTGTACGACTGCCATCGTGTGACGTGGGCCGAGTCGCTTGCGTAGATCACGGAACTCGGTGACTGTACCGGGCTTGAGTCCACGGATCACGGTATACCCACGTGCGTCCAGATACTCGTCGCAGAAGTGACGACGGAACTTCCAGTACCCACTCCACTCAGAGGGATAGAGGAAGTTGAGCAAGCTCCATATCTCGGCAGGGTTGTTGACAAACCCCGTGCCTGTCATGATGTGCTTGTTCTTTGCCTTCAGCTTCTTGATGTTGACTGTCCACTGCGCCTTGGGATTCTTCAATCTGTGTGCTTCATCGCACATGATCATGTCCCACTCGATAGCCCGCAGCTTGTCGAGGATACCCATCCCCCCGTTGTTGCGCTTGCGTGACGACTCGTTCGCTGCCTTCGTGAAGACATCGTAGTGAGCGAGGAGAATCATGGGTGCATTGTGCTTGCGGGACTTGATCGTGGCGAGAATCGTATCGAGCGTGTCCTCGTCCTTCTCGAAGTCGTTCACACGTAGCGTGACCGTATGAATCCCCAAGTTGTACAGTTCCCAATTCTCAGGCAGGCAACGATAGAAGTCAGAGAAGTACGCACCCTTCCCCACCTTCGACGTGATAATGAGCGCATTCTTGATCTTCTTACGCTTGAGTAGCCATAGCGCAGTCGAAGTCTTGAAGCATCCCATCTGCGACCAGTTGGCCGAGTATGGCATCGGCCCAAGGTAGTTCAGGTCGCGCTCCTGCCATGCACGAGGATGGTACGTGTCGGTCGGAACTACAAGTTCCAGACCTAGCTCGGCTGGCGTCATTTGATTTCCTTACCTCCCTTGGTTCTCTCGTATGGTAGCAAGAGCTTGCGCGGTTGTCAAGCCCGACTTGCGCAGTCTTGCAAACTTGGCATACGCAGAGTGACACTTACGATTGTTCTTCCCCTTGTGAAATAGGTCTCCCTCTCGTCCCCCTTTGATCGGTCGATGGCATGCCTGACAGATAGGACGAACCATCTTGACAACGATGAGCTTGGCCTGCCAGAGACTGTAGCCTTTGGCAACCATGAGGAATTCTACTTCGTCCTCGTACTTGATAAACCAAAGCTCTTGTCGACAAGTATGGCACGTAGTACGTCCGTGCCCTATCGGTAACACATCGCCACATCGACTGCATTGCGGCCGCGTTTCGTTTGAACCGACGCACTTGTTGCACCATCCGACATCTTGATTGAACGAGAGGTAGTTCACCCACTCCCCACAGGAGGGGCAGTACTCTTCGAGCCTATCGAGTATTGCTACCAGGGACGCCACCTATTCATAGGCTCGGCGTTCACAAAGAACCACCGCTTGTAACGTGGGCATTCAGGACGCTCGCACCTATTGCGCGTGACTAGCTCGTTGTTCTCTTGGTAAGTCTCAGCCTCCCACTTGTGCAACCCAACCGCACACAGGAGTCTACCCTTGGTCATTACGCACACCCCCATCCTGTGTATCCGTAGCGAGCATAGATTGCCAACGCTACCCGATACTGTTGCTCTGGTGTAGCAAGGTATGCCTCGCTTGGAAAGCCGAAGCTATTGAATCTATCCCAACTAGAGACAGCAAATCCGAATGCGCCCTGGTAATTACCAGAATTGTGGCGCCAGTTAGTGTGGGTCTCGCATCGGATGATGTCACGCCACTTCCATGGCAGGAACTCGCCGGAGTATACGAATCGCTCGATCTGGTCGAGCTTGCGCGTTGACCACCTATGCGCTTTACCCTGCGTCTTGACCACACGCTTGCCAATCTTGCTGTGTGCTGGCTTCGTATGGTTAGCGAAGAATCTCAACGTATCCTCTGCATGATCTTGTATTTTTACATATCGCGTTCTTTTATTCTGGTAGTTCTCGGGAGTGATCCCACTAGTTGCATTCCCTACTACGCATAGCGCCAGTAGAGCAACTGCGATGGACTTCATCCGTTTGTACCCCTTGTTTGTTTGCATGAATGCGACGAGACTCGGGGTTGCAGCGTCGCGTCTGCCTTACCGAGTCTCGTCATTCTTACCAAGGGAGGTAAGGCTCTGACCGTAGCAGCTAGCCTCCCTTGTTGTCAACCCCCCGACGCAAGCGCCGGAGACCGTCAATCTGTAGGAAGTCTGGATCGCTGGCCCGCGTGTAGAAACCGTACTCACTCTCACTTGCAGGGATACCATCGAATTCCAACCGCACCACAGCGGACATACGCTTGGGCAATTTGTGTCCTGCATCCTGACGGGCAACGATACGTGCGAGCATGAAGTTCTTCATCTGCTCTGCGATGCCATTCACTGCACCCATCGAGAATGTCGTGTTCGGTGTCTGATCCTCACGTGTCAGCTCGAAGATCATTTCATCACCGAACTCTGGCATCATCGCCATCTTATAGAAGTCTACCTGATCCATGCTTACCTCCTGGGGAATTGCTTGTCGAGACCGACCTCAGTGACCCACGGCCACGTACGCCAGTCATCTTGCATGATGTCAGCGACTCTCGATAGCTTCTCTGCACGATCACTAAGCGGGATAATCTTATCGGTCACAGCACCATACTTCCCTTCCAGTGACACTATCGTGCGACGAATACCAGTCCGTCTCTTTTCTAGTACTGCGATCTGTTTGGCGATCTTCTGCATCTCACGCAGTACCATGATTGTGCGTATCTCTGCCATGATTACCTCGCGAAGTTGAAGACACGACGATCACTCAACACGAGGGGTTTATCTTCTGGCCCCTTGATGTATGAGTGAATGTAGACGTAGTCGTGTGTCTTGGACTTAGAATAGTACTGTCTGCGCCAGTGCCCTTGCACTGCCCAACGACGTGACCACTCCACCTTCTGTGGTTCCTCGTCGTCTTTCTTCACAGACTTACGCCGAAGTGTGATGAGTGTGATCAGTCTCTCGTTCTCTCCATACTCACGCTCATAGCGACGACGTGTCGCACGATCAGGACGCATGCGCACTGGCTCACCGATCTTCTGCTGAGCTATCAGTTGCATGGCGATGAATAGCTTGAGTGTCTCTTCCACGATCCTTGTACCACTGACGTTCATCTCAGGATCATCTGTGAATACTGTGCGTCCAAACCGTGTGGGGTAGAAATGCTGCAATGACAGGGGCGGGATCGATACGTTCTTCTCACGTAGCAAGTCAAGATACTCGTGGTTGTAGTCATCGAGTGGATCAGTCGGATCGACAAGGAAGAAGATGATCAGTCCCATCCCTCTGTCACCGACGACATCAGGACTGTCCGATCTGTTGATCATCTGCTTCGACCATGCGATACCGTGAAACAGAATCTTCTTATCGTGTCGGTCGACACCGATAATCGGCTCTTCGAATAGGCAGAACCCATTCGGTGTGATCAACACGTGCTCATCGAATTCTGCATCGGCAGGAAGATCATGCGCAGCTTGCATGAGAATGTGCATCATGTCACTCGTGACGAACAACGTATCCGCACGCCACAGAGTTTCAGTCAGTACCTTGTGAAGATGCACGCTAGCCTGTGCATTCAGACCATCGGTATGATCTGGCATACCAGCCGTGATCCTATCGAGAACATCACCGAAGAACATGTAGTTGTACAAGGTGCCAGTGTTGGACAGGCACCACTTGTGATACTCCATCTGCTGATCCAGTGCTCGATGCCATCCTTCTATGCGCATACGAAACCTCCCTTGGTCTACGCAAGAATTGTAGCACCTATGTCAAGTGAGGCTCAAGGCGTGCACTATCAGTGAGATCACGCCGAACCACCCGAGGACTAACAAGAGACAGTATAACTTGTGCAAGAGTGGGTAATGCGGTTCGCGTAGTTGCAGACTACCAACCGCTCTTTCATAAGAAAGCTACTATATCTATTCGTCGTGAAGCTCATCACTATCGAGCCACACGCCGAAGTTGAACATCACGATCTGAATAAACATAGCGTCGATGTAATCCTGCTCGCTCTCGAAGAACGACAGGAACTCGTCACGGTTGTGATAGCGCTGTGTCCAATTCATCGTGATCACCATGAGTGGTAGAGCTGGGGAGGGGCGCAGCGGGGTAGGTGCCGCGCACACTCTTACTCTACCACTCATGCTGATCACGAATCAACTACTTTCGTAGTCTATCGTGTCAGCATTGTTACAGTATTACTCGCTCTCGGGAGCGACCGACTCGTTCTCCAGGAAGACGACACCCTTCGTGCCCTTCTTCTCGTTCGCACCCTGCGAACTGATCTGGATCTTGTCGACGCCCTTCGGAGCGTTCTTCCCGTCACGCGCACCCTTGAGGGCCGTGGAGACGCTGGACGCCTTCTTGCCAGCGAACGGGCCACGATCCATGGGGATACGGTGATACCGCTGATTCGAGTCACGGACGTACTCCAGCACCTGAGTGTAGATGCCGTGACGCAGTGCGCCACCGCCGCCCGTCTCGTTCCACTCGTCCTGCGACAGAGTCTCGGTGAAACCCAGACCTGTCTCGACTTCAGTGACCGTCATGGTCTCTCCTTCTGTAGTGCTTGTTGATGGTGACTTACGTCTACGAGGCAAGACTGTTTCCTCCCTCAGTGTTCCGTGTCTCAAGCTCGTCTAGCCTTTGCCTCATCTCGGCTAGCTGCTGCTCGACACTTGTTATCCAGCGTGCAAGATCGACGTTCGGCAACCTCCTGTTCGTAGCTTCGACTGCACCACGGAGTGTATCGAGATTCTTACTCGATGTCAAACGCTTGCGCTTGTACGTGTAGGTATAGGTCTCAAGATCAGGAAGGTGATTCAGTACAATCTCTCCTGGCCTGATCCCCACACCCTTGCGCACACGAGTGATACATCCCATGGATACAAGTATGCCGGGAAGACGTGACTTGTATACACCCGAGATGTTCATCGACTGCACTACGTTCGTGATCGAACCGATAAACACGTTGTCCGTAGCTTGCTCACTCAACAAAGTATACAGCGTTGTCAAGTGCTCAAACTCACGTGTGACTGGCAAGTCCACCACTTCGCTAGCCATGCTTGATCTCGTACCAACTCTCGCAAACCACGTCTGCCTCCTCCATCCTGATGCGCAGCTTCAGCACACCATTGGGGACATCTCCTTTGATCAGGAGGTATAGCATGGC